TCAACAATCAGCTGTGCACATTCCAGCCTGAATTCAGGGGTGAAAGTACGTTTGGTTTTCTTGTTCATTAAGTCACCTGTTTTGTGTTGTGGTGAGGATATCACCTTTAATCAGGTGGCCAAATTTACTGTGCCACTACAGGCAAGCATGGCGCGCCAGTCAGGCCTCCCCATCTCACGCGCCAGTCTGAGGGCAAAATTCAGCTCGCCGTCGAAGGCTTTCCCGCAGAAAAATCATCATCAGTCAGCGCGTTATTTTTCGCCACTTCGGTGCTGTCAGTATCCGCATGAACAGCCACGCTCATCCCGGACAGACGCAACACCACATCTTCCGCCCGGGCAATGGCATCGGCAGGCCAGGTGGTGAGCACCTCCTGTTCGATCTGCATCACGGCCTCATTCATTGACTGTGACTCCGTTTTCTGCGGATGGTTATGCCACAGGGACATCGCCACCAGAAACGCACCGGTTCTGACGAGGTCTTCCACACTCACCTGCAGGTTGCCGCTGGATTCTGCCTGTTCTGCACGCCGTTTCAGGAGGGCAAGATGCTCGATTCGCTGCAGCGCAGACAGCTCAGAAAGCGTGACAGACACGCCGTTATATTCAAATTGTTCTGTTTTCAGAAACATGCTTTATCTCCCCTCTCAGCCTGTAGCACCATCCGTGACGGTGATCTCCGCCACCGCCGCAAACTCACCGTTGCCGGTGACAACAGGGATCTGCGCTTTACCTGCCGCAACACCTTTCACCGTGATCGTGTTCCCTTTCACGGTAATGGTCGCAAAATTCTGATTCGCCGAGGTGGCGCGGAAGGTTTTATCCGTCGCCCCTTCCGGCTGAACGGCCACGGTCAGGGTGATATTCTGACCTTTTGCCACATTGCCCGTTGATGGCGTCACGGTAATACCGGTGACCGGCGTGATGTCCCCCTGATCTTCCGCCAGCGACGGACGGCCGATATTGGTGATCTTCACGGTACGGGTGATCACCTCTCTGGCGGTCACCGCTTTACCAATGGCGCTCACCCAGCCACGGAACACATCCACCGTGCCGTTCGGGAAACGGATTTTGTAGGCCCGGGTCTCACTGCTGTCAAACCAGGCGATCAAATCGCGCTGCCCTTTCTCGCCGGGCTTCCAGGCCAGCGTAAAACTGGTATCCCCTGCTGATTTCTGCCCCTGCCCGGTGGATACCCAGTCCGCATCATCATCATCCAGATAGTTATCATCGTAGGATTCTGCCGTCATCTCGCCGGGTGTCAGATCCTTTATTTTTGCCAGGCGCGTCCACTCATCGTCTGACAGCGGGTTTGCATAAGCATCACCAGTGCCGGTGTACACCCATAGTGTGGTGCCGGAACCTTTCACCGGCTCAAGAGGATTTGGTATTGCCATATCGTCCTCACATCTCGTAGGTAATTTTCCACAGGAGATCTGCCGATCCCCACATCATAAACTCATCATCCCGGCGGTAGTCATACCCCTGAAGATTCATCTTCAGCAGTAACGCACTGAGGCCGGGAACCGCCTCCAGCGCAGGAAGGATTTTCTCTTCCATCCACATATCCAGTGCCGAGTCCGGTTCTTTTGCCCTGAGAAAAACTTCAATATGCAGTGTCGCCTCCCAGGTCCCCTCATCAACGAACTCGTCAGCAGCAGACGCATCAGTCAGGTAAACAGCAACAGCAGGCAGTTCCTGTTCATCAATAAAAACCGGGCGGCCGTCAAACCAGCTCACCCGCTCAGAAATATTGTCTTTCAGGGCTGACAGAACTGCCGCCCGTATTTCCCGGTGTTTCATACACCCTCCCTGTCATTTTCTTTTCAGCACCAGGCGTAACTGATGCGTCATGGCTTTCATCATCTGCACTGGTAATTTTTCCCGGTACATCCGGTCCCGTTCACGTTCAAAGGTTTCTGCCAGCGGTCCGGCAGTCGGAATCTTCACCACTTCGATCGGCAGACGGTGGCGTTTCGGCCTCCCTTTGCTGTCAGCGCCGGTGGACGATGATGCCCACGGCATACGCTGCATCACATGCCAGCGTCCGTTAGCCAGCCGGGTGATAAAGGCATTCGGGATCCGCCGTTTCCCGACAATCAGCACACTGCCACCGCCTTTCGTGACCGAACGCTCACCTTTCTTTCGCCGCTTTCTGCGGGAAAGCCGCACGCTGGCCGTCCCCAGTTTTATGGCGGGCAGATTACCGGTGTTGATGATGACCTTCGCATAAACCCTGTCTGCGCTGGCCCGTTGCAGGCGGATACGCTCACGGATGAGACGGCGCGGAACCGCCAGCTCCCTGGCAACCAAAGAGGCCGTTTTCGCGATGATGGACTCCGCCACACGGTTAAGTGTCGTGGCGGCAGCCCGGGGAACGGCACGGCGGTTAATCGCATCCAGATTTTTCATGGCCTGCGCCAGACCTTTTATCGCCATACTTATTCCTGTTCGACAAAAATCCGGGGTTTACCGTTGTACGTGTCATAACGGGTCACCGTCAGTGTGCGGCCTTCAAACACAACCACATCATCGCGGGCCGGCCGGTACTGCGCTGAAAACACCACCAGTGACAACTGACTGCCGGAAAGCGCCCCCATATCCGCAGACTCATACTCCGGTATCACGTCATAACTGATGCCGTTAATCTCCGCCGTTTTCCCCATCATGCGTACGGTCGCCATGTCCATCCGGCAACACATTCGCGTAAACAGATCAGACATTGATTTTTACTGCCACAGTGGCGCTGTTTGCAGGGGCATTTTCCCAGGCTACCCCCGCAGCCACTGCACCGTCTGCGGCAGGCTGCACAGTCCCGTCCTTCAGATAAACCGCCACACCGGCCTGAATATCGTCGGCAGACTGTTTTGGCAGCAGGAACACGCCTTCGGCGAACCCGTCACCGGTCTCCCCGGCAGGAATATCGGTAATGGCCACTGCCACCATGCTGCCAACCACCACAGCGGCACCGCTCAGAATGGTCTGATCCCCGGCATTCACCAGCTCAATGGTGGTGCCGTCCTGTACAAAATTTTTCGCCATAATGCTGTTTCTCCGGACAGCCCCTGTGGGGCTGTTTTTCAGGCATAAAAAAAGCCCTTTCGGGCAGTGATTGTGATAACGCGGTTATCAGGCCACCGACGAACGCACCAGTCCGCGCCAGTCAAGCGGTGCCACACCGGCATCAATACGGATTTTTGTGGCAATGCCGTCAGTGGTGAAACCTTCCTGCTGGTCAATGTATGGCGTGTCCACCCCATCCAGCCAGGCCACTTCAATGGTGTCGGTGCCCTGTGCCGCCGCCAGATACCAGGTTTTCGGATCTGCCGCATCAAGACGCGCTTCTGCAATCACCTCAGCAAAGTTCTGGATGGGGTTAATGACACCGGCGTTTGCATCCGCCCCTTTCACACTGGCCGATTTGATGGTCTGGTTCGCCACCGTCTCCAGTGCCACAGGGACCAGCATGAAGGCCGGGCGGATATTCAGGGCACGATCGCCTTCTTTCTGCAGGCGCATCATCTGACGGGCCGCATCCAGTCCGGAAACGGAGATCCCGCCGGTGGCAATATTTTTGTGATCGGCATGGAACAGCGCCTTACCGTCTGACAGTTTCGGGTTATCCGTCAGCACCTTGTAGACCAGGTCACCAATCGTTGCCTTCGCCGCACGCCCCATCTTCATCGGCACGTCCACCAGCATATTCAGGTCATCATTGATAATGGCCTGGCGGGTGATGGAGAAAATCTCCCCGTAGGTGGCCAGTGCAATGGTCTCCTTGCGATCTGAGGTGGTGATGTATTTATACTCCGCCCCCTCACGAACCTGACGCAGCGAACCAAAACCGCCCATGCCCACGCGATATGCTGTTTTGAAGTCTGACAGGCGGCCCTTACGGGTCCACTTCTGGAAGGTTTCTTCTGATTCCTCCCAGCCCTGGATCAGCCCCTTGTTCGACACATCCAGCAGAATATTACCAAAATCAGAAGTGCTGTGCGTCAGCGCCAGCCCGACCATCTGCATGGGGTTATAACTGGCCACCCCAATACCGCGCTCCGTCAGTGACATGCGAGCCCATTCGCGCAGGGTCATCCCGTTATAGGCGTTATCCTTCTCGACATTTTCAAATCCGGCACGGGCCAGCATCGCCTGGCGGATCCCGTCCCCCACAAAATTGCCGTTTCCGGCATAAATATGGGCCGGTGTGTTTTTGTTGGTCGGCGAGGACTCCTTGCCCATTTCATTCAGCAGACGTTCACGGGCCATTTCCAGCGAACAGTCAGGATCAGCCACGCACTGTGCCTGAAGCGTCTGATAGCGACCGCCGAACATGGCAAACAGATCGTTAATGCCTGACATGCGGGCTTTCTGTTCTGCCATACCCCGGGCACGAATGTTCGCTTCATCAGCCACTGCCGGTACCGGTGATGGTTCTGTTACCGCCGGTGCAGGGATTGTCACTGTGGTATCATGCGGGGCACAGTTGTGTGGCTGCGTGATCATATTTCGGATGGATTCCGGCATCTTTTTAAATTCCTCTGTACGTTTTGACTGAATACATGCCATTGCCTTAACGGCTGGCGTCACCTGGTCTGCAAATCCGTGTGCCAGACACTCGGCACCGGACATCCAGGTCTCATCCGCCAGCATGGCGGCAATTTCATCGGTAGTTTTTCCGGTTTTCTGCGCATATACCGGCACCATAACCGACTCAAGTTTGTCCAGACGTTCGGCATAAGTGCGCATTTTCTCCGCATCACCACCGCTGATCCCCCAGGGTTTATGGATCATCATGAAGGCATTTTCCGGCATAATGACCGTGTCACCGGCCATCGCAATCAGGGATGCCATCGAGGCGGCAACGCCATCCACATACACGGTAATGGCCGCACCGTGATTTTTCAGGGCATTAAAAATGGCGATGCCTTCAAAAACATCGCCACCCGGTGAGTTGATGTGGAGATTAATGTGGGTGATATCACCCAGGGCATTCATATCGCTGACAAACTGCTTCGCGGTGACGCCCCAGAAACCAATCTCGTCATAAATATAAATATCCGCCTCACCCTGACCACCCGCCTGCATCCTGAACCAGGATTTATTCTTCATGCTGGCTTTCGGTGGCCTGCTGACGCTGTTGTTCAGTTCCGGCACTGTTGCCTCCTTTGTCGTTGACGGGGTCAGTATCAAAGACCAGCCCCAGTCTGCTGTTTTCATCAATTTCAGCCTTGCGGCGACGTTTGACCTCATCCGGATTGCGCCCGCCGGCACGCACCCAGTCAGATTCTGTCGCTGCACCACCCCGGATCTGAATTCTCCAGGCTTCAGCTTCCTTAACCGGGTCGATCCACGGCATCACCGGACCGGAATACGTCGCGTTATATAGCGTTTTCATCTCCACATCCGCCGGAATTTTCAGCAGACCTGCCGCAACCACCATATTCAGCCATGTCCGGTACACCGGGCGGGTTACCGCGCCAATAAAACAGTCCTGCAGGATCAGGTAACCATCCGTGGACTCGACCAGCTCCTGCCTCTGGGCGCTGTAGGTGCCGTTATAGTTACGCGCCGCACTGGAAAAACTCAGACGACTGCCAGCTGCCACTGCACGCAACTGGCCGTTGCGGAAAGTTTCAAGGTTGGGATTGGGACGGTCAGATTTGACCATGCCGATATCCTCGCCCTTGCGCAAATCGTCATAAATAATACCCGGGGTGATACGGACTTCCCGCTCGGTTTCTTTGATCCCCGGATCTTCATAGTCCTGCCCGTCACCTTTACGGATATACAGTCCCAGTGCCGCAGCAATACGCGCCGCAGTCAGTTCCGCATCCTCATACTCCTTAAGGGCACTGATCCGCATCAGCACCCCTGATAACATGGATGAGCCTCGCGTCTGATGCAGACGACGAGTGAACTTCAGGTGGATCATTTTTCCGGCAGCGATTTCTTTCGTATCACTCTGCCGGCCGCTGACCGGATAATTTTTATAAACCAGATATTTTTTCGGTCTTCCCCACTCATCAAGAAAAACCCCCTGATTCAGTCCGGCAGACTCATCACTGCGCATGGGCACAAAATCCGGCTCCATCGCCTCAAGCCAGAATGGCACTCCCGCCGTCCGTTCCAGACCGTTTCCCGCACCACTGACCATCTGCGCAAACACTTCACCATCCCGCAGCCAGGTCCGCAGCAGTAAACGTTCAAGCACGGGACGGGTATACTGCCCTGTCACATCCGGACTCACGGACCATTCAGCCCACAACCGGCGGATATCCGCAGCCAGCTCTGCCGCCATTTCCCCGTTTTTTCGTAATGGCTGAGGCTCCACAATAATTCCCCTGGCACCAATCACCCGCTCTTCCAGCTTGTCAAACACACCAATCACCAGGTCATGATTGATATCCAGAAAACGGGCCTGCTCGCGCAGGGAAACCGCACCGTATTTACTGAGCTGATCGGCAGAACGGTTTTCCCGCCTGGCTTTGTGTGTGCGGGTGGGTTTCACGGCCTCATAGGCCATAATTAATGCCCTTGAGCGTAACCGCGCCGCTTTCCAGCCGGGCGAGAAAAAACCAATCACATCATCACTAATCGCCATCATAACCTCGCCAGTTTAAACCCCGGACTCCCCCGTCTGCGGTTCGCCATCGCCGTAAGTCTTCGCTCCCACTCCTGCCGACCGGCGCGGATCTGGGACAGACTTTCCAGCGTCAGCTGCTGCCCGTTAAACGTGACGGATTTTCCTTCCAGTACCGCCATTTCCGCATCGCGGTACCGCTGTATCATGTTCCTGACATCCTCAATACTCACAACCAGCCTCCTGATGTTATCCACGGATTATCCTCTGCACGCTCTGTGCGCAGTTTTTCCTTCCGGTGACGGCGTTTTTCTTTCCTTTCCGGCAGCGCCCGTGATGTTGTCAGCCCTGAACGCTCCTCCGGAACGACAAGCCACGTTTCCCGTTGTGCCCAGTCAGGTGCAGACGGCCAGCGGATTTTTTCGTAACCATGCAGAACGGCAAGCGCATCCGCGTAGACCAGCAGGTCAAACGCTTCGTTAGCGCCCCTGCCCGGTTTTCGCCATTTTCCGTCACTGCCGCGCTCCTCATAGGTCAGCTCATCGAAAAACCAGCGCCCCAGCCAGTCGGGAAAGTGGATATAATTCGGTCCCGGCGTGTCACGCCACAGGGCATTATTCACCCGGTCCTTAAACGCATCGGTCTGCACCAGCCACAGGGCAACATCACCGCTGGCCCTGGCACGGCGGGCACTTCTGCCGGTGTTATCCGGGAAAGTACGGTTAATCAGTCTGTCGCGACGCAGGCCATCGCCCTTGAACAGAAACACCCGGTTACCCAGCCCTTCGCGGCGGCACTGCCGCCAGAAACGATAGGCGTTATCCGTCACCCCGGCCTCACCGCCCGTATCCACGGCCATGGCCATAAGACGCATATGCACATCCGGATCAGACGCCAGCGGCCAGGTTTTATGGAACACATCCGTCAGCAATAAGTCCCAGTCTTCCGGATACGCTGCCGGATCGACAGGCAGACTTTCACCGCCGAGACCACAGCGAAGTGAATGCCGGAGGTTGTAGCGATCAACAATCCAGCGTTCTCCCTGCTCTCCGTATCCTGTGATCTGCACCACAAACCGGCGGTTTTTACCGCCCTGTACGTCAACCGTTGCCTCAATGAAGCGCACGCCATCCGGCACACACCGACGGGGAACCGGCTCCGCACGCTGTTCAAGCAGCTCACTTTTACGCTGTTCCGTGGCTGAACGGGGCAGATAGGGCCGTCCGATATCGGTGTTCACCACCGCTTTCAGCGTTTCTTCACTGCCGGTTCGCTCATACTCTTCCTCTGCCGCCAGCAGCTTAAAAATCAGTTGTTCCCAGGTCTGAAACGCGGCAGCCGGACCTTCCATCCAGAACGACGCAATCCTGGAGTTTCGTGGCGTTCCGGTGATACTGCCGTCCGCCGCCGCCCGTTCACCTTCACGAAGCCAGATCCCCTGGTTATTCAGTTCACGTTTCTGCTCAGGGGCAATCAGTCCGCGACAGTGCGGACACATCAGACGGGCAGCCTGACCGGCAGCCACAAAATCCGGGTTATTCCGGTATCCGGTCATGTTATCCATCACCGGCTGAAAATATTCCCCGCAGTGCGGACACGGCCAGTACCACCGGCGGCGGTCTCCCCGGTTATACAGTGACAGGATCCCCGTTGTTGGCGGTGCCTCATGTGCGCCGCCACAGCGCCATTTGGTGTCAGTGATATCCCGCCCCGGTGAACTCTCGACCAGGGTCATCCCGGAGGACATAAAGGTGGTGGTACGCTTTGATGCCAGGGTGAAGGCATCTCCTTCCCCGTCCACGTTTTCAGGGAAACGGTCATAATCCGTCAGCGCCACACGACGGTAATCCGAAGAGGAAAATACGGTGATCGACGGCCAGCCAATCTTCAGGAAGGAGCCGTCAAGAAACATTTTATCGTGGACGTTGTTGTCATTGCGGGAAGGGCTGAGGCGCTTACTGACCTCCGGACTGTGGCGAAACGTTCTGGAAAGACGCGTCCTGGAATGCTCACGCGCCTTCGTCTCGGTCATCTGCACCACCAGCATGTCAGCCGGATCACAGATGATGCCGTACACAATCCAGCCGTCAATCAGCCCCTCGGTTTTGCCCGTTCGCGCAGGTCCGACAAACACCACTGCATCATATTCACGGGCTGATAATGTATTAATGGGGTCAATCATGTAGGGCGTCAGTGATGACTCCCACGGACCGGAGGTATTGGCTCCCCGTGGCACCCGCATGTAACGCCGGATGGCATCTGCCACAGGTAAACGGCCAGGTGGGCGAAACAGCGAGGCCACTTCCCGCCAGATATCGGATGCGCGGGTATGGCACTCGTTAACCGGATTCACATATCAGCCTCATCACAGCAGGCAATCACTGCCTTTTCCAGCGTGTCGCGGATCTCATCAACAACGATCTGCACTTCATTCAGTTGTGATGCAGTCCACCCCCTGTCCCTTTCCAGCCGGTCAGGCCAGGTTTCCAGTATCTGAACTATCGCTTTCACCACGACAGAAAACGACCGTCTGACATCACTGACGGGCACAAGCTGAACAGTTTCATGCTGAAATTTAAGACGCTCGCGCTCGGACTGATACCATGCCTTGCGATCGTGTGGATTCATCTCCTCATCTTCGGTGGATGGTGTTTTTGCCAGCAGCGCAGTAATCAGGTCCGTCAGTAGATAAAGTTTCTTCTTCTCATTACTGCCCGGAGCAAGAGGAACATCCGCCATTCTTGCGGTAACGGTCTGCCGGTGCAGGCCTGAAAGGGCTGCCAGTTGATTAATATTTAACTTCATATTTTTCAGCTCGCCGTCCATCTACGCCTCCTCCACATACCCCTCTGAACAGAAGTGATTCTGTTTTTTTTGTAAAGAAATGCCGCCACACAAAGATGTCGAACAAAAATTGGCCACAACCATCATCTTTTTTTCATCAATTACATTAAAAACAACAGCTTACACACATGATGATGATGACGATAAAATCACAAAAATGCGCTTTTTTCCGCGCCGACCCGCCTCGTGGACAGGCCTACCCTACCAGGAGGACCCGCAAAATGATGATGGCTATCAGTTGCATTTGGTTCCGGTTTCTTCCACCATCGCACCGGACCAGCGGCCATGAGGGGACACCTCCGCGCTCCGTTATCGCGGTAATCCCCCGTGTGTATCGTTTTTGCTTATCCCCACTCACTGGCGCAGAGGAGGCTCCCTCTCGAGCTGCCCTCTCTGTTAATGCGGGAATACGGCGACCATACGGCGCATCCGCACAGCGT